GGATACAACAATCATTCTCAAATCTCCTTTATCTTTCTTATAGATACCACTATATTAAACTTTTTAGTAAAAGTCAATAATTCTTTATGATACTTTTCCATTTCCTGATATGACATTATTTTCCCTTGAACAAGAGGGATATCAGGGTAATCGATTATTAATGGCTTTTCATTCCCCATGTGATCCCTCATTTGATATGGTGTGATATCCCTAGTTCATTGGGTGGATGCCAACTACGACTTTTATTGATAACCAACTTCTCAAAGGCCGAAGTCAGTAGTTGCTCTGTATCATTCCCAGTGGCTAGGCGATAAGAATCTACCAACAATTGGAAAGCATCAGCCCACTCATGTTCATCAGTAGGGCATTCAATAATCTCGTCAATTTCAGTTCTCAGGTGAGCTAGTAGGCTCTCAGGAGTCCTGGGGCCAAAGGTAGCATCAGCCCATTCCCCAAGTTCATTCTGGAGCTGCTGGAAGCGACTACAATTCATTTTTGATCCTCACTTAATCCTAGTTATTATTTGAAAGTCAGTCTCTCTGGATTGACCAACTTCAAGTTTCAATATGTAATCATTCCAGAACCACCTACAATCCATTGTTGAACCTTTGATAGTTTTAACCCCTGTAAGCCAATCAGGGGCATCATTCTCTGTGAAGATTTCTGCTTCTGTATCAAAGAACAGATGTGTCATTTTGAAAGTCATTGGTTACCTTTGTTGAGTGTTTTACAGATCCACTCAAACAGTTCAGTTTCAAATTCAGTGCTAGGGTTTGTGTCTATATCCATCTTTGCAATTCGCAATGTTCCACAACACAGATACCCATTTGAATATCTCCATTGCCCTGTCAACGGTCTTGAGTCAGTAGGGAATGGAATTGAAGGTTCATTCCCTGTGAGACAATAATGACAGCTTTTATCAACTCGTACTCCATGAACACATTTCATTTTAGTTCCTTGTTAGATAAATGGTAAGTAACGATTAGGGACTTTCTCACAAATCTCAGTTGCCAACTTCACTGAGGCTTCATTCCTCTGATCGTATTGCATTTCAGTCATGGTTGCCTGTTCTTCTAACCAGAGCATACAGAACCTAGTGAGTGTCTGTTGGTTTGTCCTATGGGCATACTGGGCGAATAACCTCACGAAATCTCTATTAGCCATAGTGGTACGAACCAAATCTTCCAGCATATAAAGATCATTAACATCTGACATATCAAACCTCTTTCAATGGGCAATGGCTAGGGAATCCTTCAGCTGCCCATTCCTTGGTGTAGATATCACCTTCTGCGATTTCTCTACCAGTGAGTTGACAGAAGTAGCCTCTGGTTCTTCGATGGTAGATGCAAGTTACACACGATTCACAGACTGTAGGATACAATCTCATTTTTAAATCTCCTTTATTAGTTACTCAGAAACATTATGGATTATTGCCGAAGCCCCACTAAATACGGTTTCATAATGTTCACTTGGCCCATATCCTGTTAGTCGGTTACTAACATCTAAAGTCACTTTAACACAAGTTATATTATCAGTAAACCCAAATATACTAGGAGTCTTGTTGATATAATCTTTGATGATTTCTTTGACTTGATCTTCTGAGAGTTGAAGTTCACTTACACATTTCATTTGCTGTTCTCCTTATCAATCAATTGCAAAACTACCCCTGATATAACTTCGTGTACTGTAGAGGCTGAATGGCAAAGTCTAGTTTCTGGTTCTACCCAAACAACACACGACCAACCAATATCATTGCTCACCAGATCAACGAGGTGACCTTTTTCACGAATCTTTGATAGTAACCCTACTACATCTTTGTCTGACCCTGTATAGTTAGGGAGAGCTTCTTTGGCACGTTCCTCTAGAGGTTTCGTAGAGTAGGTGAGAGTAAAATACTTCCACCCTGCCCATTCGGATATTTTCATATTTTCTTGGAAGCTCATATCATCGACTCCACTTATTAGTTTCAACTAACTCAGGGAATTGTGTTATTGCATTGGCAAGATTATCAATATAAATTGGATCGTTCTTATATTTGCCATCTACCAAGCGATATAAAAATAAGTGGAACTTATCATTCTTACTGGTTAAAGCAAACATAAATTGGTTATCCCCAACATATATAACAGCTTCAGATTGCTTTATTTCTTTGTTGGCAAGCCTAGTCAATACTTCATGAAGGTTGCCATCTGGGTAATTGATCTCATACCATTCAGCCAGAACATGAGGGAAAGTTTTGTAAGTTTTGGTTTCCCTAAGTTCTACGTTAATTTCTTCGTACCAAGAAGATATTTTCTTCATATCCTCTTTGAGTTTATCATATGGAATTGAAGGAGATTTTAACTCACCCTCTTTAACACCCATATCTTTTTCAATCAGTTTAACTGAATGGCTAATATTTTTTGTGACAAGATATGAACGTAGCACTCGTTCAAAGAATTCTTGGGCTTTCTTGGAATCTTTATGCCCAGAGACATTGACCTTGGCAGTCAATAACTTATAGTTATATACATAGTTACTCAAGGTATGACCATAAGCAAATGTGTATGGGGCAATGTCTCGTAGTAGTTTAAGATCGTATTCCATTGGTTACCCCTTATCCCCACAATCGGTACATTGCCAAAGACTGCCACTGAACCCACCGTAAACTTTATTATTGTGCTTGCAAGGGTTATCCTTGATAACTATCAAAGCAGTTGGTTCAGCTCTGTGAGTCTGGATCATCCCTGCAGCCCCATAGTTCCAAGTGTTGTTGTATTCAACCACAACTTGTTTAGGGGTAAGTTTGATCACGGTTGCTTTGGCGAAGTGTCGATAGTTTGGAGCAGTAAAGACCACTTTGCTACCTACAACAATTTCAGTCCCTAGAAAGTCTTTCATATTTCCCTCATTAATTCTTTTAATCTGTCAACAGTCATACTTGAATCATTCCAAAATTCAATGAAAGCTAAACGATGCTTCTTTACTTGTTGGAGCAAAAGGTTCAATTCTTTCCCATTTACTATCTCTGAAGATTTTCCTATGACCCTAGGGGTTTCTTCTAAGGTTATGGTGAAGTTTGGCCCAGTTTTCCATGATCCTGTATATACTTTGATCCTAGGCCCATGAACTAACTTCTGATCGTCAGGCTGCATCAGATGTAGATTGACGTTCACTCCAAACTCATGGATGGATGGGCCTATATTGGCAAATTCCAATATTAAAGAATCTTCTAATTCCATGTGTATATTTTTGAAAGAATCTTCCAATTCAATAAGCCTATTCCCAATGTTGCTCATATTTTACCCTTTTTGTAATGCATGAAGCATATCCATTGTGCTGATATCATCATCCCAGTATGCTTCAAGTACTTCTTTGTTCTTGATCACAAAGTTCTTGATCAGGGTAACATCACTTTCTTTTAGGTTAGATGAACCAATTACTTTAGGATCATCAGCTATAGTCATTACAAAAATATCTCTAATATTAAATTTGGTTGAGTATGAATTAGAAACTTTGATTCTAGGCCCATGATTCAGTTGCTTACCTTCCACAAATCCAGTTGAGATATAGATAGTAACAGGAAGCCCTGATTCACTAGGTCTAAGGTTAGCCATTTCAAATAGCATATCTTCGGTATGTTCCTCAAATTCTAGTTGGGTTAATATATCTTGGAAGTTCATATCATACCCTTCAGCTCGTCCTCTGTAAGGATCTTTACACCCAGTTTGTCAGCTTTGACATACTTGGAGCTGGAACCCCATGAGTCAGGGGCGCAGACGAGGAATGAGAGCGTCTTAGACACACTTGAAGCAATCGTCCCACCATTGTCAGTGATCAGTTTCTCAATGGCTTTCTTCCCTTCGGTCAAAGTCCCAGTGAGAAGGAAGGATTTACCTACAAGGTTCCCAGAAGCAACAGCGGCAGCAACTTTAGCTATAGGAGCGTAGCGAGAATCTTTCATGACCTTGTTTAGGATCTCTAGATTCTTTCTCCAATCAGATTTGATCTTGTCGATCACTTTCTGCCCTATTCCTTCTGGGAACCCTACTAAATCAAAAAACAAATCAGTCACATTAACATACAAAACTCTGGTGGTCAATTCAAGATCCCCTTCGCCATAGAAGTCAAGCAACTTGTTGATGTTGGTAGACCCTGCACCATCAAACGACATGTTGGAAAACAATTCTTCCTTTGGCTTGGTGAAGATCTTGTTCAGTTCAACAAGGAAGTTATTCTGATTCTTAGATCCATCAGATCTAAAGGCAAGAAGATCGTCAAAGTTAACAATACCCCAATTAGATAAAGATGTGTCGGTAGCATTTTCGACTCCATTCTTGATCAGGAATGAGGCAACTTCCTTGACCAGTTTTTCACCACAATGAATGTTGTTACAAACGAGGTCAACTGATTTCCATTGGAGCTGACCACCACATGAAGGGCAGACAGTTGGAATGCCAAGACGTTGCATTTTCATTTGAATTGTTTCAGTCATTTGTTTCTCCAATGTTCAGTTGATAATTCATACTAACACCCAAAGAGTTTTTGGTCTATTTATTTCTTTTTCTTTCTGGGACTAGTGGTTGATTGAAGATCTTACCGATCCACTTGAAAGCTTTTCCAAATACAACAGGGGCAAGATCAAACAGAGCTGCCCAGATGTTAACAATAGGAAAAACTGAAACGATCCCACGACCAATCAAAGATCCTAGGGTATCAGTAGGGTAGTAGTTTCTTTCATTATCTTCCCTACGTCTTCGATCATTGACATAGTTACGTGCTGTCCTGACGGTGTAGAACACCGCACAAAACGATAGAGGAAGCCAGTAAAGCATCAACCCCATGTACCCTGTCCATTCGAATTCCTGTATTGTTTTAGTAATTGCAAGCATCCTTCTTCTCCTTTTGGTTGATAAGATTTTGAATGTCTTTACTTAGACGTTTCCTAGCTTTCAAGGTTTCACTTTCAGTTAGGATACCATGAATATACAATCTACTTATTGCGTCTGCGTGATCCTGTAGTATATCCAAAGTTCTGAGTTTGGGAACACTTAGATTCAGATATCCTAATTGTTCTTGTAGATCAGGTACCATTACCCCTAATACAAAGTTCGCCATATTTACTCCTTATCAAGAATTAATAGTTCAAGTCTGACCATACGATCATACAAGTCTTCTATCTTCTTTGCAGTATCTTCTTCTAGGTTAGTAATTCTCTTTTCAAGGATTTTGATTTGATATTTTTCATCTAGCATTATTTCTTCACCCCAGCAAACACCATTGACTTTGATGTTATTTCACCCTTGAAAGGATTGTCACAACGGACATACCAAATGTTTCCATTAGGAGTCCTAACCAAGAAGTCTTGTTGTTGCCCAGGAACAAATGCAACTTCACTATCAGGAAATGCAGCATTCACATTCTCCATCCTAAAGTTGGAAGAACACCCTGCCATGAGCAACATGCCTGTTAATACCAATATTTTTCCTATCATGACAACTCCCCTATGATATCTTCTAGGATATCAACTTTAGCTTTGCATTTGTCGTAGTACTCTGACTCTTGATATGTCATTGGGTTGCCATAGTCATTGAGTAGCCCTGTGAGGTATTCCAAGAGATCATCAAGCTTGACATACTCCCCTTCACTTAACTTGACAACACGACCATCACAACGAAACTTGTCCATTAGAAACTCCTTACTTTGATAAATACTATTAGGTATGGCATCCCCAGATAGAGGTTACATTATGATAATATACAAAGTTACCAATAAAATCAATTTAAAAGTTTACATAGGGCAAACTACAATGCCTTTAAAATTAAGAAAAGCTTCCCATAAATGTGCAGCATTAACTAGTCATTCAAATTCATATTTCCATAAAGCAATCCGAAAATATGGTTGGGATTCCTTTGAATGGGTAGAACTATACCAATGTTCCAGTAAAGAAGAACTAGATATCAAAGAAATTGAATACATAGTTGAACATGACTGCCATGCTTCCTCTGGTAAAGGTTATAACCTAACTAAAGGTGGTGACTATAATCCAATGTCAGACCCAGATATTAAACGTAGACGAGATGAAAGTTTAAAAATTGCAATGAAAGCATTTGTAGGTGACAATAATGTTATGAAAAGACCAGATATAATTCAAAAACATCAAACTGCGATTGATCAACTATCTAAAGATCCTGATTGGATCGAAGCTAAACGTATAGGTGATCAAAAGCAAAAATCTACATATGAAGTTACCTACCCTGATGGAACTATAGAAATAGTAACTGGGCTTAATAAATTTTGCAAAGATCATGGGTTACAACAATCTAAAATGAGTAGTGTTGTATCTGGAGATAGAAATCATCATAAAGGATTCTGTTGTAAGAAACTCACTCAAGGGTGTAAATCACAAGGATCTAATAATCTAAATAAAACATTTTATTTTATTTCCCCTAATGGAGAAAAGGTAGTAGTGCATAATCTTAACACTTTTTGTAAAGATAATAAATTGTCATACACCTGTATGTTATATGTATATCAAGGGAAACAAGAAACCCACAAAGGGTATGTTAAGGGTTCATTACCTTAACAATACCTGGGATAACTTCACCTTTTCTCACTATGTAAACTGTCGTACCAACTTGAATCTCATTGTCGATGATGTACTGGGCATTGAAACCTGTTACACGACCAATGGTAGTTCCATTGATAGTGGTAGGATCGATCAACACTACTGGCTTCAACAGACCACCTTTTGAAATGTTCCACTCAACCCCTGTAACCTTTGCAGGGACACCTTCGGAATTGATCTTGAAAGCTACTTTAGCTTCTGGGAAGAAAACATCTTCACGCTGGTATGAAGGGGAGCTGATCACGATACCATCGATATCATAGTCAACAGTTTCCTTACTGGAAACATAAAATGCTTTGAAATGTTCATGAAGTTGGTTTGACATTGGGTACGTTGCTGCATCAGGGGTTCTAAACCCAAGGGATTGTAAGGTTTGAAATTGGTCTTTGATGCTCAACTCACCAGAGAGAACTTCATAAGCAATAGCTCTGACGAACTGTAGCTTCGCTGGAACGACTTTAAGCTCATTCATGATACCAACAGTACCATTCCTACGAGTCTTGAATCCAAGAGTCTCATGGGCATCACCAGTGATAGTGAATTCACCACGAATGTCCAGATCAATCTTGTCTGGGAGAATGTTTGGGAGAATGTAAGTAGCTTTCTCAGTCCAATCGGTTCCTGTATCGCCATCACCCCTTGAGGAACACATGACCAACACACCATTTCTCCATGATGCATTGAAAGAGCAACCATCAACTTTCAATGAGGCAAAGATTGACTTCACTTCATTCTTCTTAATCCATGCGTAGAGCTTGTCAGATTCCTCGTACTTGAGTTTTGTCAGGGAGCCTAGTACATAGTCCAACTTGACAGTGTTGCCTGTCTTATCGACTTCTGTGAGGCTCAGTTTGAAATCTTCAAATTCAATAAAGCCCATGAGGTCTTCCAACTTCTCCAGAAGAATGTCGTACTCTTCGTCAGAGATGATTGGATTGCCATAGCGGTAAGCTTCGTTGGCTTTCTTGATTTGTTCTTTCAAAGCATTCATTCACAATCTCCTTATAACTCAGTGTATAATTCACTTTAGCATCGATATTGTTTTGTGTCTATTTTTATTTTTGTTTACTATCGTCTACTTTTTGGATTTGATAAATAGGTGTGGGAGTATATTTTATGAAGTTGGTATTGATAGTTGAGGATAATGAAGATTTAAGAAATCTTCTGGTTCATATACTTAGTTTGCATTCCATTGGTACCATTTCAGCAAAAAATGGATTGGAAGCAGTTAACCTTGTATATGAAAAATCAGATATATGTTTAATATTACTAGATAAGCGTATGCCAGTAATGAATGGTATACAAGCGTACCATAGTATTAGGGCTAAGTTTGATACCCCAATAGTGTTAATGTCTGGGTATACTGAAGATGTTGAACATTACAAAAACTATGACTCAAATCTATATATAATGCCAAAACCATATGAGATCCCAGAATTCATAGCGTTGGTTAAAACAATTCTCAAGGTACAACCCCCTAAATCATTTTATTCACTTGATTAGTGGTTATTATCTCGTTTACTCTCTTCATCGGAATCATGCCCAGACATATTGAATACACCACCAAGAAAAATGATATAAACCACAACAACAGCCGCTCCAATTAACATAGCACCATATACCATACTTCCCCCTAAATCAACAATACATCCCTTTGATGAAATTCATTAAACTTCCTGATTGTATCTTCTGTCCCACCTAAAATATTTTTGTATAAATAAATATAAAGGAGATTTTAATGGAAAATTATAAAGATCAATTTTTAATTTTACAAGTGAAAAGTCATTTATATTTATAAAAATAAAAAAGTTCTTAGAACTTAATCTAAGAACTTTTTTATTTTGTTATGTTATTTACAGTTACAAACTGGTAACATATTCTGAAAATGAGGCTCCAGTTGGAAGAACTGCTGCAGTAACCCTAATAAATTCGGCCACTTTGGTCGGTTGAAGGTACACATCTACAACAAGACCATTCTGGTCAATTACGTCTGGGGTATTGTTACTCTCATCAATGATGAGTTTGTAGTCGTAAAGCCCTCTACGAGCCTTTACAGAGCGTAGGAAAGGATCAAGGGTATTGAACAGACGGGTACGGGTGAAAACATCGTTAAACTCAAAGATACCGATGTTAGAAGCAATAGCAATTGACTTCTCAAGGTGGATCAATAGTCTACGAACATTGACACGATCCATTGCAGTTGCAGTTGCGGTTGCAGTCTTCTGACCCCAAACAACAGCTGAACCTTCACCTGAGATTGCCATAACAGGGTTGATAGCATTTACATACAGCTCGTCCCTGTTTTGCTTGTTAGGGTTGAATGCCAACTTGATAGCATTCTTGATGATACCCCTTGAAGTTCCAGCAGGTGCCCACCAAGGATCTCTGGTGTTATCAGTCTGAGCATAAAGACCACAAACGTCACCAATCACGTTGATCCAACGATTCACGTTGTTGTACTTGTCATACTGGTATTTCATGTTGCCATAAAATGCTGAGTATGTACCAAATGAAGTGAAGAGCTTACCATCGAACTCAGTCTGTGAACCAAAGTTGTCAAGTAGGTAACTTGTGCAATCATTTGCTGAGTTAACTGATAGGTAATCACTATCGAATGCAGCAACAACAGCGATACAATCTTTACGAGTTTCAGCGATTGTAGAAGCGAAGTTAATGTCAAGCTCATGAGCCATTAGGATGTTGATATCGATTTGCTCTGGATCTGCGAACTGAGCAAATGCTTCCATGATGTCACCAGTTGTGTATGCAGTAGCATCAAAGGTATCTTTGTCCCAAGCACTTCCACCCTTCTTAGGGTAAACAGTGTCAACACCACCAACGATTTTAGCTAGTGGAAGATTAGAAGTGTTAGGACGGATAGCGTCTACATCACCAACCTTGGCATAAAGGGTTTTTGAACCTTTGTTGAAAACATTCTCAACAAAGATGTTAGAACCATTTGCATTCTTTGCACTTGGGCTGTAAGAAACATTGAAAGCTTCAACTTTCTCGTAGTACCCATCATCATTCTTGCGAAGAACAACAACAGCTGCCTCATCGTTTGCCCAGTTAGGAGCATAGTCAAAGTAAGCACTGAAAGAAACTAGGGATTGTGCCATGATGGTAACATTAACACCAGCAGCATTCTTCAAAGTTTTACGAGTCTTCTTGATTAGCCCAGAATCATACACCTTGTCAAAGAAGTTGACACCGATAACAAGTTTGTCAACAACAGGCTGAGTAACAGTCAATTTGATTCCAGCAGCTCCACCAACAGTTGCGGTGATTGGGGAAACCAACTTGATTGTGTTAAGGGTAGTATCAACGGAAGCAACAGTAAAGGTTTTAGCAGCAATACCAGTTATGGCAAACTTTACACCAGCTTCCATGATGAACCCAGGCTGTAGAGCAATTGTGGTATCTCCAGCAGCTACACCAAAGTTTCCAGTTTTTGCATTGAAAGCAGTTGTTCCAGAGAATTCAACAACTGAAGAAGAAACTGCAGTTCCCTTTACAAATACTGGGGCTGCTTGTGGATCACCTGGGATAGCTGGAACTTCAACAGAAACAAATGAGATTGAACTAACAAGTGGATCTGTTGTGTTAGCGATAGCAGTAACAATGAAGTCACCTTGTACTTTGGTTCCTACTTTGAAAGTAAGCCCAGCTTTGTAGAAAGATCCGATGAAAGAACCGTTCTTGGTTGTAACTGTTGAAGAAGAAGGTACACCATAGAATGCGTCAATGTCAACATCAGCAATGTTTTGATCGAACAACACACCACCAGCGATTGCGCTAGTTTGGGTAACTCCTAGGACGGTAGCAATCTTGTCACCATTTAAGACAACTTGTGAGCCATTGGTTAGGGTAGGAGCACCAACAGTAGTTACTACAGGGGTACCATCAGTTACATCAACAATAGCAGAATACTCAAGAGCAAGCTGGCTTTTGAAAGTAACAGGGGAAGAACAAATAGCAACAGCTAGGTTTTGGTTAGAAGTAACGTCTTTGTTAATGAAGTAAACAGCTTCTGACTTGTCAGAGAAACTAGCAAGGGAGCTTTGTGCAATTGCTGAGTTGTAGAAGTTAGGCTTAGAGATAGGAGTAGACCCATCAACACTAATACCAATCCCTGCATTCTCAGTTAACTTTGCAGCATCAAGAGGACGAACAACATAGAGGGAAGATGCATACTGTAGGAAGTTCCAAGCTTGAAACCAATCCTGATAGTTAGCTGCAGTTGGCTTGCCAAATACTGCAACAAGATCAGTCTCATTGGTGATGTTGATTGCATCCAAGCAAGGCCCACTGTTTGCTCTTAGTACCATACCAGTTTTTGCTGACGGAATGTTTGGAACATACCCAGTAAGATTAACTTCTCTTACCGATACTCCAGCTGAAAGTTGAAATGCCATAGTTTATTTACCTCTCTGTTGTTAATTTGATTGATATTACTCAGCTTTATTTAGCTGGAAATATTTTTAGATAAATAGCGATTACAACCAATCAAAGTCATTCTTTGGCTTGTCGTACTCATCTTCTGGTAAGAACATTTCAGTAGGAAGATCATCTTCTTTGGTATCCTCAAGGTTCTTGATGATCTTCTTACCCAAGTCTAGGTTATTCTCAACCAATTCAATGTCTAATCCCTCAGATAGAATAAAAAATAGGGCAGCAATCAAGGACATTATCAAGTCATCTTTGTACCCTGACTCAGCACAATATGACATTTTCTTCTTGATGAATGTTGACAACTGGGATATAGTGTGAAAGTCGTTCAGTTCTATCTTGAAGTTCTCTATGAGAAGTTTCAAGTTGGTACACCCAAGTCGTTTGGTTTTCTTGGTAGTTCTAAACCCTGGGAGTGCTCCCTTCTCAAAGTACACGTTCTCGTACTCAAGATCGAAGTGAACCATGTTGGCAACTTCTTGCCCTATCTCATTGTTCTCAATGAACAAGATTGCATCTTTGTAGTAATGCCCTAACTTGTAGATCAGGTCAGGAGCTTGGAGATATGACATACCTTCTTCAATGAAGACGGTAGCTACCTGCTTGATAGGGAATTGGGTAATGTCCAAGATCTGAATCCCTAGAGCATCCCCAGCATTCTCTTCAGTCATTTTGGCACTATCAACCCCTGCGATGTATGTTGCCCCAGGTTTTGGTTCTTCATAGATGTTGATGTACTTGTGTAGCCTATGGTCAGCAATTTGGAAGAACTTGGTATCTTCCAATCTTGAGGCATGTTTCAAGTTGACAATCACTTCTGGTTCGATCAAGGTAGAAATAGAACCAAGGGCTTCATTGCCATATTCTTGACGGAATCTTTGAATACCAATGTTGGCGATTGTTTCTTCTTTCCAATCTTCATCACGCCCAGGTACTTGCCACCAATCAACCCTCAGTGGAACGAATTCATTCTTCCCTTGGTTGGCATCGATCCAATCCTGATAGAAGTGGTTAAGACCATTGAAGGTAGAAACATAGATAACCTTGGATGTGTCGGAAGATGAAATTGTAGGGTAAACAGATGAAATGAAAGCATTCCAATTGTTGTTGGGAATGAATGCTCTCTCGTCAACAACTAGGAGTCCAATTGACTTACCACGAATTGCGGTTGAGCTGGTGGAAGAGGCAATGATCATCGAACCATTTTCTAGTTTGATAGACCCTGCGTTCCAGACCTTCACACCCTGCTGGAGCCACTTTGGTAAAAGTTCATAGGCTTCCTTGACTTTTCGTAGAATGTCCCTAGATTGCTCTGCCTTGTTCGCTAGGATGCCTATTCGTTGATCCTTCTGGAACAGGATTGTCCAACAGAGAAATATTTCGAATGATGTTGACTTACCAGCCTGACGAGTTGCAAGGACAATAGAGAATCGGTTGTCTTGATATGAGTTGATCATATCAACCTGATAGTCCCTGAGTTTAGGGGTTATCATACCTTCTTTTAATGATAGGATCTTATAGTAGTTCTCAGCAAAGTAGAATACGTCATTGGCACATTTGATGTATTCTTCGATATGTTCTTTGGAGTATGGTAGTTGAGTATTCGATTTCTTTAGGTTTACATTCCCTTTGAAATGAATTTCCTTACCATTTAGATCGTGGGTAAAATCTTGGGGTTGCATATGATTCCTTTGTTCATTAAATGAAAAGGCTCTATCACTATTTAGCGATAGAGCCGTTAACTACTTGAGATTTATAGTTTGTTAGTCGTTGAGGTACGGATTGTCTTTTCTTGCCTCAGAAGGGTACATTCCATCTTCTGCCCCATCCTTCCAAGCTTTTGCATATGCTTTAGGATCAGGGCAATCTTTGTTCCCATCAATGTATGGGTTATTATCCCCTAACCGCTTGCCTGTCTTTGGATCTTTCCCAGAATGTTCCCAAGACTTACCAAACTTCTTGCCTTGTTCATATGCTTTAACTAGCCCACGATTGATAGATTCATCAAGATCTTCTTTCACACCTTTAGGACGGTACTTGTCATACTTCCCACCAGCAAACTCAGGGACGGATCTGAACTTGATAGTTGCATCATCCCCAAACACTTTCTTGGCTGTTGAAACTGCATCTTCTTTATCGTCAGTGTAGTAAGCCCCATCTTCATACCCATCTTCTGCAGGGACACGATACTCACCATCAGCTTTCTCAATGGTTACTGTACCTTCATTAAGATCTTCTTTGAGAGGCTTTACAATCTTCCCATATTCTTTACAATCAAGATCCATACAAGTATCGTATGCACCCCATCCTGTTTTGTACTTAGAGGTTAAGTCCTTACCACATTCTTTGCACTTTTGTTTCTTACCTTCAAGGATAGCTAGAACCTTACTGATGTTGGATTCCGCTGCATACATCCAATGTTTATCAGTATCGGTATGTTTCCTTGCTTTTTTTAATGATGATTTTAAAGTTTCGATTTGTTTAGTAATTTTGTTTTCTTCTTTTTCATCATCAATTGTTGCTAACTTTTGTCTAAGTTTTCTAATCTCTTTTTCAATATCTTGAGATTGTTTTGTATCCTCTTGGGATTCATACAACTCAGGGAACTCTTCCCTAGCAAGATCAGTTGGTTTACCCTTAGAGGTTACCAATTTGTACTTCATGAGTTTGGCTAATTCACTATCACTCAGCTCGTCACCAAAGTCAAGTTTGTCAAGGAGATCCTTGAAGTATGTTACGAGTTTGTCAGGGATAGCTGATTGAAACTTTTCCCCATTGATTGTCAGCCCACCAGCCATAACTGCCCCCTATGTGAATAGATAAATTTGGTAATTATACTTTATATTTCAACTACTTATCTATTTTTGTGAATAGATAATGAAACGATTTATTCTTTTTCTTTCTTTCTCAACTCAGGATTGTTAGGGAATGTAGGACTTGAGTTACAGTACTTGGTTCCATTATGAAGCTTGCCTTTACTAGTAACACCGAATGTAGTATGCTCTAACCATTCACTATCATCTTTGAAATGTAGAGGGTATGGCTTGCCATCTTTCCAAGTTTGTTTCACCCACTCAGGTTTGTTGTTCCCTGTGTGACGATGAACATATTTGGCCTTGACTTCTTTTTGTTGTTCTGGGGTTAGCTCAGATCCCTTGACGAATTTAATCTCAGCTTCTTCAAGTCTCTCTACTTCTAACTCTTCAAGTATTTGAATGAATTTGCTCATTGTATTATCCTTTAAGTTTAATTATGCAACCATTTCAACTGTGAACTTATCACCATTAGATGATTTTCTGGTACAGGCATTAGCATAAGCTTCTGCAGATTTCTTTTCTTTGTACCCAAATTTTTTGATAATCTTGTTGCCGTTCTTAACAACACCCCAAGAGTTTTGGTTGGTATCATCAGGCTCATCCCATTCTTTTTTGAATAGACGTTCCTTATGTGCCTGGGAAGTATCACTAGCCCTAAACTCATTGAGTTGTTCAATCAGTTTCTGAATGTTGGATTTCTTTGACTCGTTAGCCATTGTATACTGTGTACACATGCGCTCAACAGCGTTAGAGATCTTATTGAAAGCTTCCCCATACTTCTCCTTGGCTTTCTTAACAAACTCTTTCACCTTGGACTCAGGGACGCTATACTCAGCACTCATGGTATCGATTATCTCTTGATCATCC